GCGTAGCCTCAATGCCATCGTCATCCAATCCCTCACCAGGGTTGAAGTCAAAAAAACGATTGACTCTTGATGCGAACAAAGTGTTAGGTCTGGACTTTGTGCCACCGAAGTATAGCCTACCCTCATGGAATACAACTGTTCTTGGGTACCCTCTCGTGCCTGACCATGTAACTTCATAGCCTGTTTCCAACGCCCAATCACCACTAGCCAAGGCTGATGTGCTAAAGAACGGAATCTCTACTATAGCCTTTACTACTGTACTAGATGTAAATTCAACAATCCTTGCTCTACCTAGACCATCTTCTGCCTCTATATATTGATTTACGTTGCCTGAGCTAAAGACTCCAGAACCTGCTGTAAGAGTAATGTTCCCATCAACAGCAGAAGGGGTAAGAGTTGCAGATGGGTTACTAGCTGAAAGTGTGAACGCATGATAGGGAACATGGTCAAAGCTGATTGCTGAGATGGTCCATGTACTATGGGATCCACCCCTTACTAGCTTGAACGGAGTCATATCTTCTTGCACCAGTATTAAGGTGTCAACAGACTGAGCGTAGTCCATAGTTGTAAGGTAAGCAGAAGTAATTGTTGTGGTCAGATAATCATTGCCACTACCATTAATATTTGTTACAAGCTCTTTGTCTTTGTAAATATATAATCTGTTGTGTACAAACAATAGCATATAACTTTGCGTAGTAGAAAACTCAAAAGGAACTAAGCGTGTACCATTTGCTGGTGAGCCACCACTATCTATTTGTTTGATAAACTGTAGACCTGGTCTACGTTCTAATCCACCTTGGGGTTGGATCAAAACATTTCTTGCTTTATCTAAAGCGTTGGAGTATTGGTTTATATCAATCCTTGATTTCAACAAAGGATCAACTTCCCCTGTGGAAAAATTAGTTTGTATCGTAACAGCTCTGCTCATCGCATCACCTGATATCTGTCAATGGGAAATCTACTATTGCGTAAGTTGGTCTGCCTCTGCCATCTATATTCATAGCCTGTCTTAGATAGCCACCTCTGCCATTTTCTGGAGCTGTGCCAAGAGCTACAGTTCTCCAATAGTCAGCCTTTTGTATCTGATCTGTTACTGGCTCTGCTAAATGCCAAGCCATCATATAGACAAGAAGTTGTACGAAGTAAGAAGGCATGACGCCCTCTGTAATTGCTGATGTTACAAAGTCAATATAAATTGTTTCTTCGTTAGTGGCTATGGTTGGACCACTAGCTGTGTAGAGTATCTCGTAGTTTTGTACTGGTAGTATTCTTGTAGAACTTGAGTTGTAAACTTGTAAGGGTGTTCCACTTATTGCAGTTGATGGTAGGTCATATTGGTATGCCCACTCATTTACTGGTGTTGTTGAGGATCTTGATAGTTGTTGTTTTGTAAGTGCAAAAGACCAAGGGTATAGAGATAGAGTCTGTTTCTGAACAGTCTCATAGATGTTGTTGCATACAGTTGCTGCATCATTTGTTGTATCTGAAAAAGAAGATATTGTATCTGCACCTAGAAGATTGAGTGCTTGATTGCAGATAGTTATGTTTGTATCACCACTTGCCATGTTCAGTCCTTATAGTTAGGGGAGGCTGTTACACCTCCCCATAGTCTTAGTCTGAGTCAGTAGCTGAGATAGCTGTGCCATCCCCAATGTCTACTACACCAGATGCGTTGCTTACAACTGGGTGCAACGAGAATGTTGCTGTCCCACCTGTGTCGCCATGGATATAGATTAGGTCTCCGACCTTCAACACGCCAGAGGCATCATTGAAGTAACCAGAGGCATCTATAGCTGTCTTGGCATCTGTAGATGTGTAGCTCCACATTTGAGGAGCATTACCAGCTTTAGCTTGACCACCGATTGGTTGTAGTCCTGTTGAATCGTAAGCCATAATATTCCTCCTATTCTCTACAAGTGATTTCTACGATACCATCGCCATCAATAGACACAGAACCAGCAGAGAACATACTGTTAACCAAGAAAGATGTTTTTTCTGGTACATAGTTGATTTCTGTTTTTTGGTTCATGTTGACTGCCATACCGATTGCAGAACGATGATAAGCGAATATTTTCCTGTCGCTTGAGCCATCAATAGATAAACCACCTTCGTCTCTATCTCCAAGTACATGGAAGTTGAAACCTAGGAAGGTATTGATCTCTCCAGAAACAAGAGCTTTGATTGATGCAAAGTCGCCTGAGATTGCTCTCTCATCACCTAGTAGACCAGATAGTGAGTTAGCGTGAATCACAATGTGTCTGTCATCAAACGGAACATTCTTAGCGTCTAGTGCTTTCTTAGCAGCTATTAGCTTACCTACGTTCAAGTTTGATGCAGTTGCTGAACCAGTTGTAACAACAGTATTTGCAACTGTTGATGGTGATGATTCTGCATCTAGTGCATCAATGATTAGTTGGTCCATTCTACGCCCAATAGCTTTTGAAACTACTTG